GCCGTAGTGGAGGGAAGTGCTGCTGCCAGTAAGGTCCTCTTTATGGTAAGACCTAATTCCACTACCAAACCAAGGCTTATAGCCAAGACAGGTAATGGAGGTATTATCCAAGGGGACATCAATGATGTAGGTGTCTTGCAACTCAATAAATTCAATGACTTCCGAGTTGCATTGGAGATGTCAAAGTCGATCACTGAGCGGTTGTCTTATGCCTTTTTGTTGAACTCAGCAGTACAAAGGAATGCTGAGAGAGTCACTGCATACGAAATAAACTTATTAGCCTCAGAGCTTGAGCAATCCCTTGGGGGTGTCTACTCATTATTGTCTCAAGAATTCCAGTTGCCCCTGGTTCGTATCCTGTTACAAAGGACTGAAGAGTCTGGGAAAATGCCAGCATTGCCTGAGGGTATTGTAAGACCCCAGATTGTCACAGGTGTCGAAGCTTTAGCTCGGTCTCAGGATCTCAACAAGCTTGCCCAACTGCTCCAGATGCTTCAACCATTAGGACCTGAAGCAGTCCTTAGGGAAATTAATGTAGACGATTATATCGATAGACTTGCTGCATCCCTTGGGGTTGATACTCAAGGGCTTATTAAGTCTCCTGAGCAGAAACAAGCCGAGCAACAACAACAGATGCAACAGCAACAACAGCAACAGATGACTCAACTTATGTCTAAGGCTGGACCAGAGTTGGTTAAACAATTTGGACCTAAGCTTTACGAACAATTTACTGGTGACACCATAGAGGCTAAGAATTAAAAATGTCTTTAGAAATCCCAAGTGATAATAGGAAGAAGAAAAAGGGTCATAGTATGAAGAAATTAATGATCCCTACTGTTTAGTAATTTAATTCCAAAAAGAGAAAGGGAAAAAGATTATGGCTGAACAACAGACTGAAGTTTCCACTTATGAAGCACCCCCTGGAGAAGCTCAAGAATATATCCAGCAGATGGTGGACAAGGCTGAACAGGCTAACAATCCTCAAGTCACTGAGACTAATTTCGATGAACAGCAGAGACCTGATTGGCTCCCTGAGAAGTTCAAGACACCTGAGGACTTGGTTCAATCATATCAACAACTTGAGCAAAAGTTGGGCAGCCAAAGCCAGTCACAAACTGGGGATGCCGAGTTACCAGATGAGTACCAAAATGTTGAACAGAGTCTCCAAGAAGCTGAAGAGGTTGTCGAGAAAGCTGGCTTGGACTTTGGAGTGCTTGCAGATGAATATGCTGAAAAAGGTGAACTTAGCCAAGAAGCTTATGACACTCTGTCTGAAGCAGGAATCCCCCAGCAGATGGTGGATCAATTTATTGAAGGACAAGAAGCTAAGACTCAACTGATTCAACAGAATGCTTTCAATTTAGTAGGGGGAGAACAACGATATCATCAGATGGTTGATTGGGCCAAAGGTAACCTCTCCCAAGGGGAAGTCGAGGCTTTTAATCAAGACATAGGACAACGGGATTTGGAACGGGCTCAATTTGCCATCAAGGGTCTTTTTACAAGATTCGCTATGGCTCAAGGGGTCACACCAAATCTTGTTAAGGGTACGGGACAGGCCCGTCCAGGTGGGTTCCAAAGTGTCGCTCAGTTAAAAGAGGCAATGAAGGACCCTAAGTACAAAGCTGACCCAGCCTATAGAAACGAAGTTATGCAAAAACTCTCGGTTTCTAACATCATGTAACCAACCACTTAGTTTCAAAAAGAACTCACAGGAAACCCTCTGCGGAGGACAATCTTCTTTGTCTCTTTTAAAAACTGGTTTGCGAACAGATTTCAGGCTTCACTCTTTTAATCTGTAGTTTAACAATTTTTAAAATAGAAAGAGATTATTATGACTACTGCTACTGGAAACTGGCTAGGTAGAGTCAACGCTGCTGCTGGATCATACAGCACCACGTTTGCTACCCAGAAAGCCATGTTCCTTAAACTCTTTGCTGGAGAAGTTCTCACAGCATTTGAGGAACAAAATGTAATGTTACCTGTGACCACCGTGAGATCCATCACAAGTGGGAAGACGGCACAATTTCCTGCCCTTGGTAGGACTACTGCTGAATACCACACCCCAGGTGAAGAGATTCTTGGTGGAAACATCAAAACCAACGAGGTCACCATCAATATCGATGACCTCTTAATCTCCAGTGTCTTCATTGATTCCCTTGAGGAAACGATGAATCACTATGATGTCAGAGGCCCATATGCCCAAGAAATTGGTGCTGCTTTGGCAAAGCGAATGGATCAGAATCTGCTTCGCTTAGTGGATATTGGGGCTAATGTCTCTCTAAAACCTGCTACTGTAACTGGTATGGAAGCAGGGAGTCTCATTGACTCTGGGTCTACTGACCTTACTGATGGGGATAATGTAGCAACTTATATCTTTAAGTGCGCTCAGGAACTTGATGATAATTTCATTCCTTCTGACAATAGATATGTTGTTCTCTCCCCTACCATGTTCTATGCGTTAATTCAGTCTGCTAAGGCTGTTAACCGAGACTGGAGTCCTAATACGACTGGCTCTTACCAAGATGGATCAGTTTTCCAGGTTGCTGGAATGAACATCCTGAAGTCGAGTCACATCCAAACTTCAAATTATACAGCTGCTGCTGGTGAAAATAATTCCTATGTAGATGGGACAAATACTGCTAATGAACCAGATAACTTTGCTTCCACTCAGTTCCTGGCCTTCCATAGCTCTGCGGTGGGTACTGTTAAGTTGAAAGACATCAGTATTGAAGCCGAATATGATATGCGAAGACAAGGTTCGTTGATGGTGGCTAAGGCAGCCGTAGGTCATGGCGTATTGAGACCAGAAGCTTGTGTAAAAGTCTACACATAAGCTGAAATAGCCCAGCGGTGGGTGGCTTTGTAACCCCCGTAGTTTCATGTCGTTCCATAGAGATTGCGAGGTCTTCCTTTTTCTCTAAAGGGGGACCTTGTAATTCACCTTTTTCTCTCTTTATTCAAAAACATATGAGCCTTGAAAACATTATCCAGAATTCCAGGTATCAACCGTGTCCTACCAATTTCTCCCCTTCAGTTTGGAAAGCAATGGAGGAACAGAGACTTGCTAAGGAAGCCCAAGAACCTCAAGGGAAGAAAAGAAGACAAAAAGGAATTAAGAACCGAGGAACAAAAGTTCACAAAGATACTACAAAGTACGATAGGAATATAGTCCCCCAAGATCACACTGAGGAATAGGGGTGTGAAAGGTTTCACCCCGATTAGCAAGAGTTTCCCCCTTTCTCCTCTCTTGCTTTTCTTCCCTTATCATGCCCCTTCATTAATATGTCCAGGACAACACAACTTGAGACAGTAAATATCATGCTGTCTTCCATAGGTGAAAGACCCGTGTCTTCCCTTAGCTCAGGTCTGGTGGATGCTGAGATGGCAGAGACAATACTTAATTCAGTGGACCGAGATGTCCAAGGAATGGGTTGGTGGTTCAATAGGGATGTTGCACGTAAGTTCACCCCAGATGACACCACTGGTGAAGTTCAGTTTCCTTATAACACCTTGAAGTCTGATTTCGTTAAGGAATCTACTTATAAAGACTTAGTCCAAAGGGGATTCAGGGTCTATGATGCCTATAACCACACCTATGATATCGGGTCTAATTATGCCCAAGTCTATGTGGATTTGATTGTCCAACTTGACTTCGATGATGTCCCTGAAGTTGGTAAACGGTACATAGGTCTTAAAGCTGCCAGAGTTTTCCAAGACAGAACCACTGGAGCCACTGATTTACACGGGTTTCAACAAGAGGATGAATTCGTGGCTTTTTCTGAGCTTAAAGATACTGAAGGTGAAAACGGGGAACACAACATCTTTCAGGATTATGGTGTCTACTCCATTGTGGATAGGAACCCTGGAGGTGGAGCCCAAAGACTTCGTTTAGGATATTAAAAAAGATGTCTCTAGTTTCTAGTACAATCCCCAACTTGATTGGTGGAATTAGTCAACAACCAGCCTCAATTAGGCTTAAAACTCAAGGATCTGCACAAATAAATGGGATCTCCGATGTTGTTGATGGACTCCAAAAAAGACCAGGGACAGAGCATATCGCCAAGATATCTACCAGTTCTCTCAGTGGAGCCTTTATTCATGCACTCAAGAGGGATGAGGACGAAGCGTATATTGTTCTCCTCACGGGAACTGGGACTAATGTCTCTGATAGAATTAAGATATTCGACAAATCTGGAGTAGCCAAGACGGTCAACGTGAGGGCTGCTGGGGATACCATAAGTGATGCTGCATTGACCTCAGGGACTCTCTATGATGCTGTCAAGGCTTACCTTGCTGCTGGAACCCCTCAGACTGCTTTTGCTGCCACTACGATTGCTGATTATACCTTTGTTCTCAACAACACAATCACGGTTGCCAAAAGCTCCACTGTCTCTTCTAAGAGGAACCCTGAGGCTTTGGTCTATATTACCACTGGAGACTATGCGACTGATTATAAAATTGAGGTAAGAAAAGCAGGGACTGGGAGTTATGTAACTGCTGCTGAATTGACCACTTATGACACTAATGCAGCAGGCTCTAAGGGTTATGAAAAAGTAATCGCTACCAACACCATTGCCTCAGAGTTAGCTGTTGATCCTGGGACTGAAGAAACTGCATCAAGTGATGTAACAGCCCTTGATGAGACACTGACATCCACATCTTGGATTGGAGGTGGCTCTGACCCCTTCAGGTCTTCAACTTCAATTGTAGTGGTTTCTAATACTGGGACTGTAACCCAAAGTAGTCATGGGTTGACCACAGGAGAAAAGATAGAACTCAGGGGTTCAAGTACAGGAGCTTTAAATGGAAATTATACTGTAACTAAAACAGGGGATAATACTTACACCATAACAACCGCTGGGGTCTCTGATGCAACCTATACGGATGCATATGCTTCTTATGACTTTACAGTAAGTACCCAAGGTTCTGTCATCCATATCCAATCAGGGGGACTAAACCAGGACTTTGACATCCAAGTCACTGATTCCAGAGGTAATGTCTACACCCGAGTTTTCAAGGATCAATACCCCAGTTTTACCCGTCTTCCAGGTCATGGTCCTACTGAAGCAGTGGGAATGACAATGAAGATCACAGGGGATTCTGCTAAGTACCAAGATAACTTTTATGTCAAACTCTCAGATAGCAAAAATGGTGTTTGGGAAGAGACTGTCGGACCTGGACTCCAGGATGCTCTTGATGCAGACACTTTACCCATACAGTTGATTAAGGAAAGTGATGGTTCCTTTTCCCTTAAGCAAACCCCTTGGGGCTCCCGAGTTGCAGGGGATGACCAGACTAATGATTTCCCGAGTTTTGTAGGGAAAGAGATCAATGACATATTCTTTCACCAGAACCGCTTAGGGGTCCTTGCAGATGAGAATGTCATCTTTACTGAATCAGGGGAATTCTATAACTGGTTCAGACCCACAGTCCTGACAAGTTTAGAGACAAACCCAATCGATGTGGCTGTCTCCAATAATAAAGTATCAATCCTCAAACATGCTGTTCCCTTCTCTGAATCCATCCTGATATTCTCGGATCTCACTCAGTTCATTATGAAGTCGAGTGAGTATTTGAGCCCCACCAATGTGTCCCTTAATGTCACCACCGAGTTTGAAGCTGATCTTACAGCAAAACCAGTTGGTGCAGGAAGATTCGTTTTCTTCGCTACGGACAATGGGGCTCACACAGGAATCCGAGAGTACTTTGTAGAGGTTGATAGTGAGACCAATGATGCTGTAGAGATCACCAGTCACATTCCTCAGTACATCAAAGGGGGTGTAAAGCACTTGGCAGCCTCCAGTAATAACGACACCCTTCTGGTTCTTTCAGACTCCAGTGATGCCACCAAGACCATGTATGTCTATCGGTACTTCTGGCAAGGAACCAACAAGCTTCAAAGTGCTTGGTCCAAGTTCACTTTTGATTCCACAGTAATCACTGCTGAGTTTCTCCAAGATGAGATTTATCTGGTGGTTCAAAGAGGATCTAATGTCTACCTAGAGAAACTGAAACTCTCCCAGGATGACTCAGTGGCTATTATGTCTGCTGAACACCCAGTCCACTTGGATCGTAGAGTCAAAGTAACCACTACGGCTACATTCGATAGTTTCACAAGTACTTACTATGCTGATGGAAACTCTACGGATTATTCTGATAATACCTCTGTTGTCTATGTTTCTAAATACGGAGAACTTTTAGGCTCTACTACCACCAACATTCTTCAAGGCTCCCACACGGGTGATGATGGTGCTTCAACCCTCACAGATTCCTCGGCTACTTTTGTGACCAATGGTGCCTATAACGGGGCTAGTATTACCAATAACAGTGAAGGGACCACTGGGACCATAAATGCTGCGGTGTCCTCTGAGACTGCTGTTTCCACTACTGGTGCTGGTCTCACATGGGATACTGATGAGACATACAGTCTTACCCTTAATAAAGTCAAACAAGCCATCACCAAGGACGGTTTTGTCTATGCAGGAATCAACTACGAGTTTGAGTACGAGTT